GCCTTTAGTCGTCCACAAACGGTCCAAATACGCCCAACACCACACCTAAAGACACCTATATACGAAGGGAATCGTCCAAGGGGTCTCTAGAAACGGTCCAAATACGCCCAACACCACACCTAACAGACACTCTTTGCGGGATAAAGACACACTATATGGGACACTATGGGACACCTATTTCGTGAAAAACTAGGTCTTTCTCAGAAAACTAGGTCTTTTCCTGAAAACGGATTCTTTTCTTATAGGAATTACAGTTAGCGTGGCAAACGGGAGAGGAGCGAAAGACTTACCCGTTAGACCACAACCGCAGGGCGGGAAGAAGTGAGCAGGGGTTGAGGCGACGTCTAATGTGTTATGCACGGGGAGAGAATGAACTGAAGCAAAATACGGAACACTTTTTGCTTAAAACGAACTTTTTTGATTCAGGAGGAAAACAGCAAAGATGGAACCTTTATTAGTAGGAGGACAACCATTGAAGTATAATGTTGTGTCTTGTTTACAAGATATGGCAAAAGAGAAAGTACAAAAAATCGCAAGGACTCTAAGTCTTCCGGTTGAAATCGCTATCCTGAATTCCAAATATTCTATGAATGCTGCAATGATTATTCGTCAAGCAGCATGTGAAGGATTACGCAGAGTTCATATCATAGGCCCCAAGGCTTGTGACATGAGACCTGCTGTTGGTGCTCAGCATTATGTTGATGTTGTAAAACCAGGAGATGTGGATCCAAGTTACTTTATTGAACAAGGGTTGTATCCAATTCTTGTTGAACAAGGTGGTGAGGCTCTAGAAGAGTTTAATTTCAAAACTTTATTCCGACAGGGAAAGAATCTTTGTATCATCATGGGCAATGAATCTACTGGGTTACCTGATTCCTATTTGAAGGAAAAGTTTCCTCGTGTTTCGATTTCTCAACTAGGAGTCTTGCGGAGTATGAATGTACAAATGGCCGCAGGGATTGTCATCTATGAGATTACACGTCAATGGCGCCAGTTGTATAAGGATTAGGTAGCATAAACTTTTTTACTTGAATGTTTAATAAATGGACCTTATTTGGATTTTTTTGATTGTAGGCTTAGGACTCGGTGGAATTATGTCTGTGGTGTTTGACCTTTATAGCAAAAAAGGATCTACTTCTTATTCCAGATCAATTTTTGGAATTCAATCTACTGATTTAATTACTGATTCTATCGTTCTTATTGTTGGTGCTACTGTCGTGTTCTTATCCGTTGTATCCGCAATAGTAAGAGATTTCACCTATCCCAAAAAGAAACCACTAAACTTTGCTTTAGAAACATTCACCATGGCAACACTCAGTTCCCTAATCATCTTTTTGATGACCTATCTGCGTGGTTATCCTTTCACCAGCAAGACTGTAGAAGAGTTTGGTATCCTGTTTGCTAAGTTTGGTATCCTACATATTCTACTGCAATTCAGTGGATTCTATTCTTACATCTTCCCTCCTAAGTAGGGTTCTGGACCGCAGGGACAAGTTCTGGACCGCAGGGACAAGTTCTGGACTAAAAGGAGAAGAAAACGGATTCTTTTTTTATAGAATATGTGTGAGCAGTTAGTTCAGACACTGAGCCTGTTCACCGCGTTTAAGCCTGTGAGCAGTTTGAGTAAGAGAATGAGCTTCAACGGCAAGATTAGTCTTGCCGAGATGAAGAAGAGAAATATTGCGAGGTGGACTGTCGTGGAAATTATGCAGTCAATGCCATTTCTTCTGGAGTGGGCAGAGCAGTGTGTGGTCGAGAGCCACATCAAGGAGCGCAGGGAGTACCTGCTGCTCGTGCTTGCAGAGAAGCAGGCAACCATGGCACAGTCACTGGACTGTGTGACAAGGAACCTTGATAAGGTGAAGGAGAAACTGGATGGGCTTGACGAGAGCTACAAGAGAACCTTCCCTATTTTGGTGTCAGCACTGGAGGCTAAGCGCTTCGTGTTCGAGTCGGACGAGAATCTGATCATCCGTGCCATGAAGGCCATTGAGAAGCAGATGATCAATGTGGGCAAGCTGCTGGATCCTGAAGAGATGGAGCCAAGCATATTTGACGAGGCAGCAGACAGGGGCCCAGAGGAGCCAATGTCTCTAAACCAATAGCCTTCCCGGGCTTGATACGGGATAGCAAAGAAACAAAAAATGAAAAAAACCAAAAAGAAACATAAAGAAACAAAAAAGGAAAAAAACAAAAAGAAACAAAAAGCTAGAATTTTTTACTTGCGCCAGAAAACTTGTCCTTCGCCAGAAAACGGATATTTTGCGTATCAACTTTTTATCCGTAAAAAAATGGCATCTAGAATAATTTTACGCGCACACGAGGATGGTACATTGAGGTCTGAACAAGTCCGTGTACCAGACGTGCCGTACTATGTAGAGAAGTGTTTCTTTCTGAGGAGAGAGCTTGGGCGATCAAAACTTAACCTGAAAAATTCGGGTGAGTATCAACACGTGAAGCCTTCAGTGAACAGACTTAATGGATATACAGAGTTCTTGGAGTATTCTTATACAAAAAAGTACTACAAGACCTTGGAAGATTGGGTTCAATCAGAAGGCTGTACTATGGATGATGTTCTTTACGGACGTCAGGAGTTTGATCGTGAGAATACTCACATCACTCTGGCTGAACTCCTGAGGCAACTTGGGTACAATACAGAAAAGCCAGTACCTATGGTAGACGCAGAAGTGGATGATCTGACCAGATTGTTCCAGAAGCTGAGAACGAACTCAGTTTCCGTTAAGGATATCATGGTTCCCAAAACTGTTATGGTTTCCGGAGACGTGTATCTGATGGATGATTAAAGTTCAGAACTTTTAATTACAGTTCTTACATAAAAATCATTTTTAAATTCCTTTGGATCATTTAATACATCTAAAAACTGTTGTAAACAGGGATATTTATTTAACACTTGAGGGATCCATTTTTTGTATAAGATTTTCATTTTAGTTAACAATTTCTTATCAGATGTACGATAATATTCGTCCAATAACTGCTCGTCTTTCTTTGGAAGTTCTATATTCTTAGTAAGCATGCTTGTAACCATCATATCTGATTCTACAAATACCTTGTAGTTTGCTCGTTTCATCCAATCGTAGACTGTCCAATTTAAAAAAAGTTCATCAACACCATATGGAAACGCTGAAGGGGGCTTACGAGTATTGGCCGCATTTAAGAGATCAATTTCTTTTTGATATTTTCCATCTACTAAGTGTTTAATAAATGATGTTAATAAACGCTTAGGAATCTGTATTTTTGAGATAAATCTTCCGGCTACCATGGTATATTTACGCCCATACACTTTGCGTTCATAACAGACTGGACAGCTAATTTTGAAATCAGTTTTATGTTGATTAATATCGTCTAGATTTTGTTGTCCTACAAAGAAATCTGGAATGTCAATATCAGCAACCCACGCAATATTATGTTTCTCAAATAAGGGTAAAAATCTCACCAAAGTTCCGAAGGTTCCTACATGTCCACGCCCTTCACGAAACTCGGGACAATTATAGTGGTATACAGAAACATTTGGATCTGTAGCTACCTTTAAGGCAAACTCTGATCCAGTATCATCTGTATAAATACGAATTTCAAAATCAGATACCTGCTTTACCTGTCTATCTAAAAAACGTTTTAGTTGTACTTGATATTTTCCAAATGGTCGATAAGCATCTTCCATTGTAAAGAATGAACAGGATATGACATTCGGATGCTTAGTTCCCTGCTTAAGTACTGTTATCTCAATCTGTGACATCTTATTAAAATGGAATCTTTTTTTATAGAATATTTGGTTAGCACATAGTTGACACATTGAGCCTGTTTAAAGCGCTTTTAGTTTGTCAAGATGCCAGGTAAGATGGCAAAGAAGGAGACCGAGCCGGAGATGCTCGCTCGCCTGAACAAGAAGCTCCAGGAGAAGGGGCTTCCCCAAGCTGCACGTGACATTATTGTGCAGCAGATTAAGAACATTACGGAGGCGTCTCAGAGGGAGGCAGCTCGCGTGAAGGCCGTGGAGGAGGCGCGTGCAGCGGAGGCTGCGGCGCAGGCTGCGGCATTGGCCGCAGAGAATGAGCGCAGGGTCATGAAGGCCATGCAGAGTGTGCCACAGCAGGTGGTCCAGGAGGCAGCGCAGCCAGTAGAGAGCAACGAGGCTCGCCGTCAGAGACAGGCAGAGTATGCAGCAGCTATTGAGTTGAGGAATACAAAGCTTCAGGCCGCAGCAAAGTGGGCAAGGACGCAACATAACCTCGCGCACCTCCTCGCTTTCCATTTGGGAGACAGAGAGAGTGGAGATGAGCTGATCAGGCTGCATGAAGCAGCTGGGGGCCAGTAAAGGATAATCCCACGCCTAGATAGGTGGGAGCTTGATTTGGTTTAGAGCCGGGTCCGTTTCACAGTACGTATACTGTTTAAAGATGAAAGAGAGTGGTCGCTTCCACTAAACATATACAAAAACAAAAAAAAGCCTTTTTTTATCAAAACGGACTCTTTTTTTATAGAATATTTAGTTAGTACTTATTTGACATATTGAGCTTGTTTAAGGCGATTAAAGATGTCTACAACAGAGCTTCGTCGCCTTAAGCAGGAGCTTGAAAAGATTGAGAAGGCGTATGACGCGTCTGAGCTGACTCTTGCGGATTACCGCGAGAAGAGGGATGCAGTTAAGGCTGCTGCTTGGGCTGAGGCCCAGAAGGTAGAAGACGAGTACTACCAGAGGCTGGCCAAGATACGGGCAGCTGATGACCTCAAGTGGGAAGAGTACCATGCAAAGATGTCTGCAGCTGCAAAGGTAGCGCAGGAGGCAAGGGAAAGGGATCACAAGGAGTACCTGGAGTGGTTTGCAAGTCTGTCCCCAGAAGAGCAGGCAGAGGTGAAGAGGCGTGAGCAGCAAGAGGAGGAGGATGACATCAATGCCACCGAGAATAACTAGAAGCACGCGTAATGATTAACGCCGTTTGACAGTACGTATACTGTTTAAAGATGAAAGATAGTGGTTGCTTCCACTAAAAATTGGAAAATATAAAAAAACCAAAAAAAACAAAAAAACAGCTTTTTACTTGTACCATTCTTTTCCTTCTAGTTTTAGACACCAATAATTTCCACGTTTTTTGATAGTATCTTGCATTTCTGAATCATAAGAACTTAAGAGTAATGGCGAAAAGTCGTACTCGCTATTTAACATTTCTTTCCATTTCATAGTCAAGTAGTCTTCTGTAATTTCTGAGTAATCAGTAGTCCACAGAATTGGACAACCAGAATACTTATGTTCAGTTTTTGGATTTTTTTCTACAATGGGAATACAACCTGCAAATAAGGCTTCATAATGACGATGACAATCAATACCGTTTCCTTCCGGCGAAGCAACAAACTTATACTTTCCAATTGTTTTGAAATAGTCTTCTGCGTCTAAAGAAACATTGGGAAATTTATTGTGGGCTAGTTTTTTTGCAAAGAACTTTCGATTCAGTTTATGTTTCCCTCTACGTCTCTTATCTGTTTCAGTATTGAAAGCAACTAAGATCAACTCAGTTTTCCTACGATGTTTGAGAGCATCCTCATGATGATTTACAAACTTGTGTCCCATGCCGATAGGATAAGGTGTCCAACTATCCATTCCAGATCGAACTGAAGCCTGGACAATCAACTCATCTAGATCTTTTTTTTCTTTGATCCACTCTTTGAGTTTCATTATTTATAGATCCTTAGAATTTACGATTTGAACTTCATACAATCTCTTTCCTAGTTTGGCTATGAGTTCTTCTAAGCAAGGGTATACTTTTGTATAAAGTTCCAGTATCTTTTTAAAGACTTGAGTTAATTTTGGAATATACTTAGGATCTCGGTTAATTCCGTATTTATAAAAAAGAAGTTCTTGTTCTTTTGTTAATTTCTGTGATGCTCCAGGCAATAATCCAATTAATAAGTAATCTATTTCAATGAAGAATTTAAAATCGTGTGTTTTTAACCAATTGTAGACACTAGTATTCAAAAACAGTTCATCTGTGCAATAGGGAACACGAGATGGAGGTTTACCTTTATTTTCGGCATTTAATAGATCTACTTTGTCTTTCAGGTGACCTGAAGCCAGTTTGGTCAGAAATCTAGTAAACAGAGCACGAGGCAACTGAATGCGAGAAATAATGCGATGAGCTATAATGGTATACTTATTTGAGAACGCTTTGCGGAAATAGCAAGGATATGTGCTGATAGAAAAATCACACTGATTCTTAATCATCTGTTTGAGAAATGCTGGATCCAAAAACCATGCGCGAACATCAATATCCGAAATCCATACAATCTCATGTTTTTCAAATAGTGGTAGAAATCTTACCATAGGTCCGAATACTCCTATATGTCCTTTTCCATCACGGAACTCTGGACAATCAAAATGGTATACAGATACCTGTTCATTTTCAGCCGCTGCCTTCAATGCAAACTCGGATCCAGTATCATCTGTATAGACACGAACTTGAAAATCAGGAAGAATTTTTGCCATGTCAAAGAATCGAACAAGATACTTTTGATACTTGGTAAAATCTCGATACGGATCATTCATGGTAAAGAAAGACACAGATAGTATCCTTTCAGAATGCATACCTTGTTTAAGAATCTTGATATGGATCTGCGACATCTTATTCTTTTCCATAGAATTGAATAATGGACTACTTACTTGTCCTAAAGAATGGACTGGGCAATAAAATTTTCATCCTCATAAACTTTTTACATAAGTACAAAAACGTACACTTCCATATTGTTGATTCAAAATCTCATCATCAAGAAGGTGTTCCTGAAGAAAAGATCTGGTACTTATTTCCTAAATTGAAAGAACTTCAGAATGTTTCATTTATCCGATGGAAAGAATACGATGAACTCAAAAAGACCATGCCAGAATTTGAAGTTCCCTTTGATATTTATTACGTATCTTCAGGATTCAAACCGGCCACAAAAAAGTTATTTGTTCCAGCAACTGAGTATGAAGCCCTAGAAGATAAGTATGATTTCAAAAAAGGGATCTTTGTACATTTTCGACTAGGAGATAAATTCAAATTAAATCTTATAGAACTCCGCAAAGGTAAACCTGTTAAGTATGTTGTCATGAAACCTGAATTTTATGAAGATCATATTTCTGAACTTCGTAAAAAAGATGAACCAGTCTACATTTTTACGGATGAAGTTCCTTTAGCAAAGTGTCTATTGGGCGACTATACCTTTGTCGATGAAGGTGCGAATGAAACCTTTTATTGTTTTCAGAATGCTCGTCGTGTCATCATTTCAGAATCCACATTGACTATCGCAGCGGTACTCCTGGGATCCAAAAAGAAAGATCTAGTTGTTCCTAATTTTTTGAATATGCCTCCTGATTACAAACTTGTTCCATCTCCATATTTCTCTCATGGCGAATCTAACAAAAAGTATTTGCTCAGAACCTTAGCAGAGTATACAGATATCCTGAAAAGATGTAAGAGTTAAAATTTAGTCTTACGTCGTGTTTTATTCTTTTTCTGAATCTTTCGTAAAAACTTTCTCTGGTCTGCTTTTGATAATTCTAGAAAGTCTAGATAGATTATTTAATTTCAACTGTATACTTAAAAATATTCTGATCTTTGTATTCTGAAACTAACTTCCATTTCACATCGTTCACTCCATGTTTTCCTGTATCTTCACGAACATTCTCCCATTTTTGCATATTCTTTGCGTCTGGGATTTTTCGAGTATCTTCATGTTCTAGAACTTTATATCCTGTATCCACAGTAGGGCGCATAACACGGACACCTCTTTTCTTCATACGGTTACGCATAGCATCATCTTCACCACCCCATCCCCAGAACATATTTGGAAATCCGTTGATTTTTTTCACATCTGCCATAGAGATAGATAACACTTGACCAATAAAAGAGTCACCAGAATACTTACCTTTATAAATTCCTCCTATATGTATCGGCTTTTCAGGAAAAGCAGTATAAAAAGGTACGATGGGATTCAGAGGAATCAGATCAACATCGTGATATACTACATATTGAGCACCCATTCGTTGAGCATAACGTGTTCCTATATTCAGCAAGGCACCTCTGTTGAATTTTTGATCTCCGTCTTGCTCAATAATAATAATAGGCCAATCAGGATGCCACCGTTTCATATGCGTCATAAACTTTTTTAATTGTTCGCCGCGTTTTTGTACAAGTTGTTCACGAAAGGGAACTAGAATAGTTGGAATACCTTGAGGTAACTTCTTTGCTTCACTGAGATCCAGTGGAATCATTATTAAAAACGGATATTTAAAGTATACAAAAAATAGTAATTGGGTTAGCCCATCATGTCTAGAAGTATTTACCGCGATTCGGCTTTTGTCGAGCCTGTGGAGGGAACAGATCGTGATGAGTTTCAAGCGGAGTTTATCCGCAAAGCAAAGGACTACGCCAAAACAGAGGTGGAGGTCCTTAAGAAAAATGATGACGTCACTGACGAGGAGGGAGCTAGAGAGGAGGACATGATTGAGAATGACTGTTACATCTTCTTTCTCACAGCAAAGTTTGGAGAAAACTGGGACAAGGCAAAAGAGGAGTATCCACTTCTCTTTGCCAGGGAGAAGGAGTTAGAATATTATATCACGCCCCGCTACGGCGGTAACTGGTAGGGGGGTAAAACCTTTTTTTCTAAAAATGAAATTTAAAAGTATGGAAATACACATTACATACCATGTTCAATAACCAGCCCGCTAGCAACTCTGAATGGGACCAACTGTCCTATCTTGTTGCATTACACGAGCACGTTGCAGAATGGCTTGTTAACAACAACATTCACGAGGATGATCGTCCTGAGTTTGGAAAGAAAAAGTACCGTAGTTGCCTTTACGCATTCATGGAGTCAGGAAACAAGTCCTATGTTGACATGTGTGACGAGTACCGGATCATCCATGTTGAAATTTTGAATGAAGATTAAGGAGTAAAACCCTTTTTTTACCTGTAAAGAATAATGAGAATTCTCAGTGAATTCGATTCTGCTCTGGATCTCTTGTCCGAATACGGAGATCCCATAAAAGTAAAAAATACATTGGACTATATTTTTGGGTTATCACATCAGTGCTATATCCTCTTAGCAAAAAAAGGGAGATCAGAACTTTGTAAACTAGAGTTCTCCAAAACATCACCGTTATTGAAAGAGTATATCTCGCAAAGATTAACTCGTCGAATTCGTGGTGACAGACGAAAGGCTCTTCTGAAAACTCTGAAGAACGGGCAATGGAGAATCATGCAATGTGTATTGAAACCGTTTCGTGGATCCGAAGGAAATCCTTTATTTGAAAAATTTCTGACATCTTTGAAAGTTCCTGATGGTGCCTACGTATTTACGTTAACTGATGCTCAACTTTTGCGTGATGATGGAACTCTGCCTTGGCATATGGTATCCAGTGCTCCAAATCCAATTCAAGGACCATTCTTACCTATCTTTGCTACATCAGGACAAAAAGGGTTTGAAGATATCCCAATTCCAAATGAAGATGATCTTTCTCTAGCAATGAATCCTCTGAAGTATAAAGCCGTTCCATGGGAAGAAAAGAAGCCAATAGCTATATTTCGAGCAGGAAAGGCTACTGGATGTGGTTTGACTCCCAAGACAAATATGAGATTAAAGTTGTCTTTGATGCGATCTCCTGTATTGGATGTTGGAATTGTGGATACGAAATTAAAAAATTTAAAATTTGATCCTGAAGAAGGTCTAGGTTATTTAGAAACTTCTTTGAAAAAGGTTCCTGAAGTTCCTCTGATGGGTGGACAAGATGGATTCAAATATATCATTCATGTCGATGGAAATGTTTTGGCTTACCGTCTTCTGAAATCTATGTTGACTGGTTCTCTTATTTTGCGTGTCGCAAGTCCGTTCGTACACTGGTTAGATCATAAACTCCAAGCAGGAAAACATTATGTTCCAGTAGCAGATGATCTTTCAGATTTGGAAGAGAAATTGGCATGGTGTCAGGACCATGATTCGAAATGTAAGAAGATCGCAGAAGCAGGACGTAAATTTGCTGAAAAGGCTCTCGATCTCAGTGTCATGAAAAAGTTTATGGAAATGGAATTTAAACGGGTAAATAAGTAAGAGTAAAAGATGGGCAACTGTTTTAGAAAAGTTGTTCCTGTGGAAACGGTCTATCGTGAGATAGACTTTGATCCATCAGAACTGAGTCCGATTCGGATTCCAGTAACACCTGAAATGTGTCCAGAAGAAGGGTGTACAATTCAAAGATGTCGAGGAAACTGTAAAGTTCCACAAGGACCTAGAGCTGTATAACCTGAAAAATGGATTTTTTTTGATAAATCTCCTAATAAGAAAAAAGATGCAGTGCTTTTCTATCAAGGTTGATGGGCATCAGTGCACCGTTCGTGTCCTGGAGCCAGGACGCTGTAAGAAGCATCAGGATAAGTTTATGTTAACTGGTCCTAATGCTACACGTATTGCTGAGTTGGATTATTACCATAAGCGCATGCAGAGAGAGATTCAGTTCCGGTTTCGGGGCAGAACTATGCAGCAGACTGATGAGTATCTAGCTGCCATCCGAGCGGAAGATATCCGATTTCGGACAGCTAAAGATGCTCTGCTCAATTCCATTGTGGAGTTGAATCAGCAGAGGGATGATGATCCATACATTGCGAGGCGTTGGCTTCGCAATGAAGAGATTCGTGATCAACGTGAGCGCAGACGTGAAGAGTTCCGACTGCGACAGCAACGAGCCAGGCAGCCTGTACAACCAGTACAGGTGCGTGAACTTGAGGCATTTGCCAATGACAAGCAGAATGTACATACAGAAGTAGTAGTTACTGCTGTAAAAACCATGATTGCCAAGATTTTGGCGATCCCAATTCCGGAAGAGTACCGGACAGAGACAATGAAGACTGTTACAGAGATCATTGACCAGTGTAAGCCTTCGCTAAAGGCAGTTTGGCAAATGACTGCCAAATATTGTAACATTGCCGAGGACATCTATGAGATGGGACCTGGGATTTACGCAAAAGTCTTGAATGCCGTTTGGCAATTCATCAAGACTTCTGAGCATGAAGATGATCTGAAGAAGATCTTGACATCCGAGCTGACAGACAGCGTGGCTATGTGTGCACAGGGAAACCTGTCACGCATTTGTAACGTGCTGACTGGCTATATGGATGGACTAGATATCAGATCTGATCGTGAAGTTCTTGCGGACAAGATGCTTGAACTGAGACGTTCTGCTCTTGATCGTGAGTTCAGACTTGAGACCGCTCGTGCTATGTTACATAATCACCACATTCCTCAAGGGGAGTGGGCTGATTACCTAGAAGCTCTTGAAGGCTAGAGGTTGCCATTCGGCAACATCAAGGCCTAGTTCCTGGAAAAAACTCTGGTGAGAAATGATGAGAACGTTTCCACTTTTTACATCATCAAATCTTCGAAATAGACTCTTCATTTTTTCTAGAGCAAAGTTATGTGTGTTCAGATCTGGACAGTATACTGCTCGATCAGAAGGAACGTGGTTAGAAAGTAGATCATGAAGATCTTCTGCTGCTGGAGATTGTTCCATATAGACATAATCAAATCGGTCGATTTCAAATAGTTCGTGGATGTTCTGATTGGGTGCGTCGCAAGAAAGCAGGATGACGGGCATTACTACTATAAGATCCTTACCTGAAAACGGAAAACATCTTATATTATAAAATGGACGAAAAGATGGAGTGCGAACGGTGTTATATGGAAGCCGAACTGGTTGAATTTGTAGATTTCATGATCTGTGAAGAGTGTTTGGAACTCTTGCTGAACGGTCCAACAGAAATGGATGAAGTTGATGAACTAGTTGAAGAACTAGAGAACATGCATACCGAGTAAATAGAATCCACGAATCTTGAATTTGAGGATCTTTTTTACAGGAAGAATCTTTAAGGAATCAAAAGCAAAATTAGCAGGAACTTTGATAAAAATGTATCCCGGTTTCCATTCTGCGTCTGTAACATCTTTCAAGTATTCGGACACTGTTTTCTTCCCCATTAAAAGATCTAACTCTTTCTTCTCTTTATAATCAGGTCCGCCCCATGGAGGATCCATATACAAGACATCAACATTCTTCTTAAAGAGTTCAGTTGAATCGCCTTGATGCAAGGTAACGTTTTTCAGATCATAGACACCCACATTATGTTTCAAGACATCAAAGTTCTCTGGATTCCATTCGTATGAATCTACGTGTTTATAATTCAATCCAAACATGATCGTATCTCCACCCACATTTCCGGTCAAATCTGCTATGGTCTTTCCTTTGAGGGATCCTACCAGACTCCGCATATATTGAATAATCTTTTTGCTATCATGGCGCTTAGTTATTGAATACTCGCCTTCTGGTGTCAACTTTAACTGATCATAATCTACTCCCGCTTTCTCGGGAAACATTACTTTATCATGTTTGCCACCTCTAAAACTCTGTTTGGGCGTATACGTAAAAAAGTATTTCAAAAAGGCTTTGGAATTTTTATTGGTACTCAATTGAGAATACAATTTTGTGCGTTCCTCTTTCATATCTGGCAGACCTTTTTGTTTACCTGTACATTCAGTAGGTGTCAACAGTTTGAATCTGCGCTTTCCAGCATTATCAGCCATATCGACTAATTCTTGGGCTGCGCAAATAAGACGGGCTTTAGATGTATGTTCAATAAATTCATTATCAGCGTACAACATTGCAAAGAAAAAGTTCAACAAGGTGGGAATAGATGCAATGCGCATACCATTTTCTAGAGGATGATATGAATGACAGGCATCCGTTTCAAACACACGAGCCAGAAGTGTATTTTTATGTGTGATATCAGAATGAGCAGGTAAGATTTCAGCGTACTCCGCAAAATCTTCACGACGTGCCTGACCAAAAATGTCCTTTACCTTATCCACTGTCATATCAAAATGTTCGGGGGTTACCAGAATATCCAAAGGTAATTTCCATGTTCTACCCGATCCATGACGAGTTTCTGCATTGAATCCCATAAGAATAACATTTTCTTTGGATAAAAAGGCTTCTACTTTCTTTACCAATTCAGGTGTCATTGCTTCTTCGTGTACAGGGTCCGCACCAGGACATTCAATAGGGTATTCATCGTTCAACAGTTTCAATCTCTTGTATACTTTAGTCCATCTCTCTACAAATCCTCGAGGGCGAGATAGTTCTAGATATACAGACATTCGCAAGAAATTTGGAGGAACGTAATGCAGACCATCTTTTTCGATAGATTCAGCCCATAATTTTTTGAAGACGGCATGTTCCATAGAACTGACATCGGCTACACCAGTATAATCTGCAAAGACTTTGAACGTTCCTAAATGAACACCCGGTTTCACTTCCACATTTGGGATACCGGCTTTGACTAACAAATCCGCAATTTGTTTTGCATGTTTCTGAGGTGTTTCGGTAAAGAAATCGTAATCTGGAATATCAGTTTCTGGATTATAAAATTGTTTTTCTTTAGGAAGTAGATTGTTGATAGCTGTACCTCCGTAACATAGAACTCTGTTATGTTGGATAAATTTTCTGACTATACCCATCATTTTGTGGACTAAAGGATTGGACGCTTCAGTTTTATCAATAATCTCTTGTGCTTTTTCAGCAGCAGCTTGGATCTCTTCCATTATTCTTTTTGTGGAAAGGAATTAAATGTTTTGTCCATAGTGGAATAATAGAGATGCCTAAACGTTCGTCTCGTGTCGAAGAAAAGCCATCTGATTCGGAAGATGAGAAGAAGAAGCGACCACGCCGACGTGCTTCTGAAGAAGTGATCTGGGTTCCAGAAAACAAACCCAGACCTGTAGAACCGTCAATGAAACTCACAAAAGTTGAACTAACGTTTTTCCGTGGATTGCCCGTCGAAGAGCAAGAAGATTTGAATCTGAAGATGGACAAATTCAAACAATATATGACGCATGAAACAGAGTATCCCCTGCGACTTCGTATTCTGTCTTTGCCTCTGTCTGAATACGTGAAATCTAATGTAATGAAAAAGATCGCAGCACTAGGGGAAGATGGTAACGAATCTTATAAATTACGTAACTGGATTGATTCTTTTTTGAAAATTCCGTTTGGAAAGACGATTCCTTTACCTGTAACCCTTGATTGTGGACGTGATAAATGTTCACGATTCATGAAAGAATCTCGTAAGTTTTTGGACGATGCCGTATACGGAATGATGCCTGCGAAAACACAGATCATGCAAGTTCTTGCTCAATGGGTAACTAATCCTGAATCTATGGGTAATGTTATTGCTCTGCACGGTCCTGCTGGAGTCGGTAAAACATCTATTGCAAAGAATGGTATTTCAAAAGCGTTGAGACGTCCATTCCAGTTCTTTTCGTTAGGCGGTGCTTCTGATATTGCAAATTATGTTGGTCACTCGTATACGTACGAAGGATCTACTTGGGGACGTATTGCTGATTCTCTGATGCAGCACGGGTGTTCTAATCCTGTCATGTATTTTGATGAGTTAGACAAGATTTCAGGAACACCACACGGTGAAGAAATCGCATCTATGTTGATTCATTTGACTGACCGAACTCAGAATACTCAATTTCATGATCGTTACTTTGCGGGTATTGATATTGATGTTTCTCAATGCTTGTTTGTTTTTTCGTTTAACGATATTAATTTAGTCAATCCTATTTTGCGGGACAGAATGCAAGTCATCCATTGTGGCGGTTATTCTGAAGTAGAAAAGCATGTAATTCTCAAAGATTATGTATGGCCTAGTATCTTGAAAAATTTGAAGTTTTCTAATACCGATGTGATTCTTGGAGAATCCTACAAATTCATGGTTCGTGAATTTTCATCAAAAGAACAAGGAATCAGAACGTTGATCAGATGTGCAGAAACGATTCTTACTCGTCTGAACATCTTGCGTATCGCAGATGAAGAAACAACGTCTGAATATAAATTTTATATTCCTGTAAAGTTTCCTTTGACATTGACGGATACCATAATAAAGAAATTAATGACTGGTGTAGAATATCGTGAACCCGAATTATGGAAAACAATGTATACTTAACATGGTCCTGCAGCACCAGTTGGTAATCTGGGATAAGGTAATGGACCAGTACATCCTGCCATACCTAAATTATAATCAATACGTAACTGATTACTTTGAAGTAAATTGCTTGCCACATCGCTAACATTTCCTTGTAATCCGGTATAGGTTTTCTGACGTTTTAATAGTTGAGTCCAATTAGAGGCGTCTCCCTGAATGCCTCTAATTTCATGTGCACCAGTAGGACCTTGTGAGCTCATTTATCTAAGTGGCCCCAAATTTAATACTAAAGGACCTAATCCACCTGTAATCATAAAATTCAAATGGTCAGTTGGTTTATTTGCTTCAAATCTTCCTTCAATTTTTGACCAGGGTGTAGGTAATCCCGTAGTATTAATTGTTGTACAGGTAGTCTGAGGAATTAAAAAGGATTGTTCAAAATTGAGAGCCTGATTATTGGTTCCAATATCATTAGTTATATTCTGATTGATAGGGACTCCTTGCGAATCTACTTTTCTCATAGATTCTTTGTATACTGCATAATTGCGTACTAATACAGTATGTTCTCCAGCACTTGGAATTATTTTAAATCTTGCTGCTGGTGGAATAGTGTACCCACATGTATTCTTATTCTGCATTTATATAATGGAACTGTTTCTCTACATTCTACTATTGGGTCTAGCATACTATTTTACACGAGTTTACCTTCTCAAAGAACATTTGACCCTTGAAGAGGTGAATACCGATTATAAAAAACTAGATAAGAAAATCGACTCACTTCAAGAAGAGTACAAGGCTTTGCATCAAAAGATCGATTCTCAAGAAAAAACCATGTCAAAAGCATCTTCCCAAGCATCAGCAATTAATGCAAACCTATCTAATGCTATTGCTAAGACCGCTTAAGCCACCATTTAGGAGCCTGGTATGGTGGTAAAATTTGAGTATCTTCTCCTTCTACAGGGGCTACTTGAGACATACTTGAGACATCTGAAGGAGTTAATAGAGTAGGATAATACTGTAGGTATCCCAATTTTCCTGCGAATCCACCACCCGGACTTGTGAGAAGTGGTGCGGTATTCTGTTTAGGAAGTTGATTCATGGTATGATGTGTATGTAAGGTTCCGTTGATATAAACATTCACTGCAGTCTGGTCCACAACAATAGCAAAATGTATCCACTTCTGAGCGGTTAGATTAGAAATGGGCACAATTTCCTGAGAACCAAAGGTATCCACATATATCAAAAATGTGTTTGTTTGTGGATCCAGAACTAGAGCAGGACAGGCCATGGAAAGATCTGGTGTACCTTTAACGAAGACAACTTTCTTTTCGCCGTAACGATACGTATAATCTTGAACGTAAATCCATCCTGCGTAAGAAAATGATATACCGTTAGGTTGATTTTTAGATGGAGTTATACTGGTATACTTTATTTCTTTTTTGCCATCTTGAGATACAGATACAATAGGTGCTGGTCCTGAAGTACTAGATTGACCAAAATATTTTATGGCACCGTAGACTAGTCCTGCAATAAACAGAGTAACCAAAATTGATACAATGTAATCTTCCATTATTATATCTGAAGTAAAAAGGAGTAACTATCTACTCCAGTGTCTCCATCCACCCTACTAGATTTCGTCCAGACTCATTCCAATCCTTGATCATAGAACTGACCAAACTGTCTGTCCACACAATGACAACTGTAAAGATGTCAAGATGTTTCTCTTGATACATCTTTAGCAGGATATCCAACCCTGCTCTCAGCCTGTTCTCCTCGTCAAACGGACCCAGTCCTCGTGGCCCCTGCCACGCAAGAATCTGGTCTTTCTGGTCATCTCTCAGACCTGCACAACTGTATTCAAACATCTCGTCTGTAAACTTAGAGAAGGAATCCTTCTGAAGATTTAGAGGCGGAGGAATGGACATTGTAATATAGATACCGATTAATCATAAATTAATAATCCATTTTTACATCACACTATATATAACACAATGATCATATCCTTTGATGTGGGATTGCGAAACTTGGCATTCTGTGTTCTGAGTGGCAAAGCAAAGAATGTTACGATTCATCAATGGGGATTGATTGATGTGATGGCTGAATCAGCAGGACATGGAAACACACATTGTTATAAATGCAAGAATCCAGCATCCTGGATCCAAGGAGAAAAATATGCCTGCACGCGTCACAAAACATCAGGGAAATCATCTACCAAGACTTCACTGATGAAGAAAACACTGGAGCAATTGAAGAAGGAAGCAGATTCATTCCAGATTCAAGGAACAACAAAGAAACAACTTGTGGATGGTCTCTATGTGAAATACTCTGCAATGGTTTGGAAACGTTGTGTGAAATCGTGCAAGCAAGGTTCTGTCGTTGATTTGGCTCCTGCTATTGCCTCAGCATTGACTTCTAGAACATCTTTGTGGACAGGGGCTACTGAAGTTGTCTTTGAACAACAACCTGATAAACGTATGTTGGCCGTTCAGGCAATGATGCATATGTGGTTTGTCTGTCATGGGTATAAGGTCAGAGGTGTATCAGCAGTTCACAAATTGACCAATATGGTTACTGTAGATGATCATACAAAAACATACAAGGGTCGCAAAAAAACTGGCATCATTCACGCATCTGCTCTGTGTCCACCTCAATGGCTAGATTACCTGCTGAAACATCCTAAGAAAGATGATTTAGCAGATTGTTTTCTACAAGGAGTTTGGGTTCTCGAACATTAAAAAAGGTTGTTTTTACACAACACAATTTTTCCACCGCTTTTCTAGCGGTAGATCGGCATCCTCCATACGTCTCTGAGACACCAGATGATTCCTCTAAGGCGATCGCGGATACACACCTGATATACGAAGCAGGCCCCGTACACATTCCTTTGCCACCATTCTTTCCAACCGTCAATGATGTTTTCTACTTTATTGCCGAAAATTATGTCGAGTATGGTGAAAGGAATCATAAATGCAGCCTGAACGGCCGCAATCCCAGTCACAATCCCCAACCCAAATGCGGCAATAGGCACACCGATCGCCGCAACTGCTGATCCACCGATCACCAATGCAGGGGTCCAAAGGGCTTTAGCCCTAACTGATACCCCGTCCAAAGTCTTTGCCGGCATATCCGGCTGAGCAGGAATTTCCTCCTCAATTGGCCTCTCGACCACCGGCTTTGCCGGCTCGGGAACACTGCTCATACAGGCACCCATGCTGAACTCTGAAAACGCTTTAAAAGGGGCTCAGAATTGCTATAAAATGATGTCCTTTGTTTTATGAAAAAAGAATCCGTTTTCTGGCGCAAGACAAGTTTTCTGGCGCAAGACAAGTTTTGCCACGCGTTAAAGTTTACCGGATCGCAGCAGTCCTAAATAACAAATGGAAGTCGTAGGTCTAGATTTTTTAACTAATCCCGCAATTACAGAAAAATCCGAAGTGGTAAATCTAGATACATTTGATCTGGGTTCTGCTGAACCTCCTAAACTAACTCCTCAAGTAGACTTTTCTGGTCCTGCTGAAACATGGAATGGTGTTGAAAATTTGAACGCACAAGAATCCTTTATTCCTAGATCTACACCTCGTATGTCTGATGAACATTCTCAGCGCAAGAAATACGAGATCCTGAGAAAGTTTGATCGTCTTGCGAAAATGGGTGTCCCTCTACGCAAGAGATTTACTATGGATTCTACTCTGGATGAAATGGAGATGGAACTTGAGTTCATTCGCAAAGAAAAGGATATGGACAGAACCGTTCAACAGTTTTCTGAATGGTTTGTGACCGGTATGGGTGGTCTTGAATGGTCTTCTAAGAATGTTGGACTAGTTAAAGCATTTGGTCTGAAACTAGACGGTCTTTCTGAGGCAGCACAAATGAAAGTGGGTGATATGGAAGAAGATTTTGAGGAACTGTATGATCTGTACGGCGATAAACTACGTATGCATCCTTTGGTCCGTATTCCTATTCGCACCTGTATGATGGTCTACATGGTTCATCTGACCAACGAGATGGTACACAAATCTCCTATCCCTAACATTGATACTATCCTGAAAACTAATCCTGACATTGCTCGTCAACTTGCTACGGCTGCTATGCAGACACAGAGTCAACAGCGTCAACCTGCTCAGCAACATACCGGTGGATCTGATCCTCTGAGCGGACTTCAGAACTTTATGAGTTCTATGATTCCTCCTCAAGTCCAGAGACCTCAAACCATAAAGTCACCTATAAAGATTCAGAGACCTAATCCTCAACCTCCTCAAGCCAAAACTGAAATGAAGGCACCTAGTATTCCTGCGGATATCAGTGAACTCTTGAAATCTGTAGGAGTTCCTGAAGAGAAAAAGGTTACACTAACTCCTGCTAAACGAGGAGGATCTACAGGTAAAAACTCCGTGAGCATAAAGCTCTAGAGCGACTCAGACAGTTGCTTAGACAAATGCTCGAAGACAATGTCATAGGTCTCCCATGTTTGTGGCCGGCAACTTAGGTAAGCCCAGTGATCTGTTGCTTCCTTGAGTCTTTTCTCTGCCACTGTAACAGCATTGAACAGAGGAATTAAGTCTCCTCCTTCTCTGTACTGTTTTTGAAGTTTGTTATGCAAATCCATAACAATCTTCACGTGCGTAATCACAATGTCGTACGCAGACGTGCGAAAATAATACTCCAATTTTGCGTCCATGATATACGTTCAATATTTTTATAAAAATAATTTCCGTTTTTATAAATGTTTCATCCATCAAGAATTCCTGAGGTAGAAAATCAGATCAGAAGTGATTTAAGACGTATTGATATGTATGGTTCTGTAAAAATCTATTTGTGTTTTTATGATGAATATATGGTTTCTAAGCAAGATTGGAAGGGTGTATATCCTTCAACTAAAGAAAATGTTTCATTACTTGAACTGATTGAACTTGTTCGAAGTATTATAAACAGACCCTGTATTATTCGTCATAATGTAATGATTAGTCCTGTTCCTGTAGGAATTCATTATATTTCCGAAGATCAATCTGAACTAGAAAAATATATTGAAGTATGCCTAGTTTATTAACGAGGATTTACAATACATAGTTGTTTGTTCTTGTTGAAATAGACTGAACAAGCCGTGAATTCACAGCAATGCTCTTCATCTACAAGTCTAATGAACTGTCGTCCAATAGATTTACAAATGCGAAGAATATCTTGTTGACACTCTTCTTCTAGTTCCTCAAAACATTTGGAGTTCCACAGAATAAATTCTGCGTACGTCGTGTCATTCCAGACCTTTTCATGATTGAATCTCACCATTCTTTCGAATACAACGGCATCAACAATGAACTTGACTAGAGTGTCCATTTTTTCTTCTATCTGACATCTAATTAAAAAAATTCGTTTTAATCAAAAATGTATGCCTACATCTTTGTCGAATAATGTAAGACAGCTAATCTTATACTACTCTAGATTCATATAAGGAATCCAACTCAGTTCTGTTCAACCCTCTCTCTACTAGTTGCTCACTGTTCTCTCCAGTTTCGGTTTTTAGTGTTACCAACACAGATTGTACGCTCCTCCTTCGCTACAACCTTGAAATTATCTTTCCTCCTCGTTTAAGGTACGTTAAACCTAACTATTGCCCCTTACTTCCGCAATAGATTGTAGATCACACATTTGCCAAGTTCTCATGCTCGACATTCTGATCTTCCTATGATTTCTGAGATGAAACCAATTCCGTAAGTCCCCATTCAGAATTCTCACTTTTTTATTGAATCTCTTTCGAGAGTTTTATTTAGTGAGAACTCCTTCAAGTTTCCCGACAACCGTATTCCTACAAAAAAAGAATCCGTTTTACCAGACTCTAATTTTTGAGGCCGCGGAAGAAACAGTGCTTCTTTAGCTGCCAATGTGCCACGGAACATCCTATTTCAATCCGCGTCATCAAGTCAGCGTAGAATGTCTCAGACCCCTTGATCTGTGCTGACAGACTCTGTTCCTCATAGCTGAGCCTGTCAAGGTCAGCCTTTTCGTCACCTATGTCAAAGACGGTGCGAATGAAGTTGCGCAGATGTCTGTAGCGCTCCTCTTGGGTTGTGGCCTCTTTCAGCTCCCCCATTTCTCTCTTTTTCTGTGCCTCTAAGCTTTCAAGAAAGTTTACACTGTGCTTAATCTGAGCCACCACACGATCATGCTGATCGATAAGTGCTGAAAATGCCTCCATTGTAAAATATGGATACCGTATTTTTATAAAAAAGAAATCCGTTTTCTTGTCGAAAGAATATTTCTTTACTCCTTCTCTTCCAATTCTAGTTGAGCCAATTCTTCACGAAACTTGGCTTCCTGAGACGCAAGAACGTTAAGTTCCTCATTTAGTTCGTTAATAAACCCTGTAAGTTTATCAATTTTATCTTTTTCTGTGGTCTTCAATTTGAGTCGTTCATATTCACGAATCAGATTCTTTCGTGTATTCTTTTTAGCCACGACTTTTAAAAGTTCAGTGTAGGGAGACATTTTATGAATGTATGTTCATCCATAAAATGTCCGTTTTGGTGGTCCATGCGGGGTTTGCACCCGCGACCCTCCGTTAATAAGACGGATGCTCTACTACTGAGCTAATGGACCAATTCTAATAAGTTTCATTTGTGTAAATAAGGATACACAATAGCCAACACAACTACAGCTAAAACAGCAATATCTACCCATCGAACAATCTTTTTATATTTTACCGGAAGAGCATCAAACTCTTTGCGATATTCGGCCGGTTTAGCCCATCCCCACATCCATCCTAAAACAGTTATACGCAAACGATCATTACAGTCGTATATCATATCATACCAAGCCATCATGACATATGCTGAACACGCTAAAAAGAATGCTGCGACTGCACGATGACTCCATGCCTTAGGATGAGGTAACCAGTAGACGATGAGAACAAAAGCAGAAAAGGCTAAACATTTAGGATTCAGGTACAAAGGTGTTCCGAATAGACCACCGCCCATTTACTTAGTGTAAATAATATAAGAAAGCGCATAGGTAGCAAGAAATCCTAGGAATGACGTTATTTCAATACTCTGCGTCTCAAGATAATACTGACCCAAAATACTGGATATAACCATTAGAGCATCAGCAATCAAAATACGGTACCCATTCTCAGAAGCGTATTTCTTAAATAAATCAATAACTCCATTCTCACCTTCAGGTAGTTTCTGGATCACCAGAAGATAAAATAGACCATCGTGAATAAGTTGAATCGTTACTGCTAACAAAATGACTTCTAGCATACTTGCTGTAGGGTAAATCAAGTTCGCCAACATGATTCCCAGAATAATGATCAGGCAATCGGATAAAACGGCTACTGGACCAAACTTAGCATACCATTCACGAATTGTTTTACCTAGAACTCCGTACAAGGAAATAATAATCACAATCAGGTCAACCCAGAGTACAGCCACAACTAGAGCAATGATATTCATTTATATTACTCCTTTTTTTCTTCAGCGAATAAAGGTGGACTTGGATCTACCATAGCACCAAACGTGGAGCCACCTTCTTTATTTTTCATTCCTTCACGAGATTGAGGTTTACCACGAAATAATCCACTGGCTAGGACGACAAACCCAGCAGTTAAAATGATAGATGTAACCACATCCTTTGTACCAACAAAGCAGGCAGCAAAAATACATATTCTGCGCAATAAAATATTCTGTGAATATTCTTGTTCATCTGTAGAAAATTCATCAACAATATAACGTGATCCTACGTTGAGAAGAAGAATCATCATACCTGCAAAAAAAGTATTGCTATTTAAAATTCCAAGAGCATGGTGTAACACCATTTATTTAGTAGGCTTGAAAATTACTATAGTGTTCTTCTTTCTTTTCAGGAGATGCTGGTTTAGGGACTGCTGAAGGCATTGGGGGTTTTGTCGCATCCTTTCCTTGCATGGCCATGATTTTACCTGCTAGACCTTTTAAGTCAGGTTCAGGTGCTCCAGATTTAGGTTGAGACTCCTCTTTCTTTTCCTCTTTCTTTTCTTCAAAGTATTCTAGAGTTGGGTTAGAACTCAGGATGTAAGCAATACCGACAAATAGGGCAGCCAAATGAGAAACTTTTAGTGCGATACCTAGTAAGCCAAGAAGACACAGAGCGTGACCCCATGGAGTTCCAAGTACAAATTGAACAAAACGAGGTGGAGGATGGGTAAAAAAAGCCACGTAAACAATTGATCCTCCTAGAAAAACCAGTTCTAATTGCGAAAGCTTCATTTGTTTAACCTCTGGAAATTTTTATGGTCTTCAAGACAAGTGATATGCAATATTCAAGTTTAGAGGATGTTTGGGGATCCTTCCCAAAAAAAAGTCATTCTATGACGGCTAAAATCCAACATCCTGAAGAAAAGCGTGACCCCGTTAAAGAGGCTCGCATTTTCCCTACCCCTCAGCATCGATCGGCTCATGCAGTTTCAACACATAAAAAGAGAATCGATGATTTATCTGGTTCCTTACCCATTGTTAATGATGAATCCGAAGATAACTGGAAACCTGAAGTCGTTCCTTCTCGTCGTGAACATTTTACTCTGAGCAAAAAAGAACCGGCTCAACAGTATCGTCCATCAAATTGGGGAACAGATTTTCCTTATGCTCCTCAAGAATTCCAGAGTTCCGCGTACGATCTGAAACTGGAAAAAATCATGAGAATGATTCAAGAATCTCAACCTGGAAAAGAAACTCCAGCGACTCAAGATATGCTTCTCTACATTTTTACCGGAATCTTCTTTTTGTTTACCTTTGATACATTTGTGAGTCTAGGTAAACGTATGAAGTAGATCATCTGCGCATAATCAGCAGAAATAGCATTATAAGAATCATGATGAAGTAAATCAGCAAGAAACCGTAGATGGCTATAGCCGTAATTGATGCTAGTAAAAGTTCCATTGCTTACAGTTGAACTTTTCTTAGTAGACAAATTCGTTTTAAAAAAAGCCCTTACGGGACAATTTTTTGCTCAAACAAGTGAGCCGTCTCCCAAGACAAAGCCACACCCACAATTGCAGATGTAATCATTGGTCCTGCCGTACTCTGTGCTGAAGAGAGAGCCTATTGGCTTGTGAAAGCATCCATTCTCTCTCTCCTTGCACACCTCCATAATCTGGCGAGCCGCATGTCTGCCTCCCTTGAAGGAAAGCCAGACGGGTGCAGTAACTGCCAGCACCGGCCCTGCAATCAGGACCTTAAGCAAGTAGCCACCTGTGACAATGGCATCCACAATTTGCTTGCCACGGTTTGGCCTCTGTGCCTTCCGTGCCAGGTCCTCTCTGTAAATAGCCTCAGAATACTCGGCTCTGCGAGCATCTTCGTGGTTCCTCCAGTCAGCGTACTCAAACGCATCATATTCAGCCATAATGTTAAATAACTAATAATAAAATGATATCTATATTTCTATGAAAAAAGAATTCGTTTTCTTGTCCAAAAAGTTAATCCACTATGTGAACTAACAAGTTTTTGGAGGACTCTTCTTAGAAAATCCCATTGTCTCGGCAACTCCTGCTGCCTGTGCTGCCCTCTTAACCAACAACCTGCCTCCCCTGTAGGGAAGAATGAAAGCTGCACATACTATTGCCACAACCGTGGTGTCAATGAGGGGTTGTCCGGGTTTACCGAACGTCTCCTCGCCACGGAAGTTAGGACGATACTGTTCAAGCTCTTTCTTAAGTGCACACGTAGGGCCCGGAAATACGGGCTCGTAGAATTCGTCACACATCTTGTAAAAATGTTAACTATATTTCTATGAAAAAAGAATTCGTTTTAAGGTTAAAAAGTGAAAGACAACTTAATGTCAATTCACAGTTGGCTAGTTATTCCCTAATACCGCGTTCTTCGTTCCTCTCCTTGTGCATGCGTTCTGCCGCCTCTACGGTGGACACGGGCATGAAGTAGTCTCCATGTTGTGGAACCTTGAGGATCCACTCCCAGTTCCCGGTTGTTCTGTTGTACGTGCTAACCATCACCTTCTTTTGAATGCCAAGTATTTTCCTCAGCAAACCACGACCCGACTTAGTCAGGGCTGCTGGCCCCGCCCAAATCGGAAGTGTCACACCCACAACCACCAGAACTACACCGACTGTAACGAAGTTAAAATTCTCCCTCACAGTAAGTGGTTCACGAGACTCGTCCTCGCGGTAAAGTGGCATCTATAGTCCTTTAAAATGTTAACTATATTTCTATGAAAAAAGAATCCGTTTCTGGTCACTTCTCCATGGAATACACGACTTTACGAAGTCCGTATTCGCGCATACACTTTTCTAAGAATAGTTGACAATCTGAACACGGTTTAGAATCCCGTAGTTCACCTTGTGCGTTATATCTGTACACGTATAATGTAGCGCCATTCAGTTGTGAAAGATCGCCAAGATGCTTCACAACTGATTTTTCTGCGTGCATAGTTTGATCTGAAAATCCACAACCACGAGATCTGGATCCCAAAATATTATGGGATACAGCAAGAATCTTATTTCGCTTTGTAATCATTGCCTGATGGAAATGTTGGACATTACTAGGAAGTACGCGTGGCCGTCGATTTTGAATCATTCTTTTCCTTTACGACCAATATCTAACTAAATTCGTTTTATCTGAGTCTCGTTTCCATACTTGAAAAGTTATCAAATGAATTCTCCATCGTTTCAATTTCTAGAGTTAGACCATACTCTGATGTCCAGTAAATTTGTTCACCACGTTGTTGAGTGTGTAGACGTGTACTTATTTTTAGACGATCTATGCGGCCTACTGGAGGTAAATAACGCTGAACAATAGTTTGACCGCTATTTTCATTATAAACGACTGGCAATGCAGAATCGTAGATCTGAAACTTACCAAACACAGAATCTGTAAAGGCAGCACGATCAGCACCGGCAGAAGTCTCATCCGATCGGTTCAACCCATCAATTTCAAGTAAAAAGTATAATGGCGTAGTAGCCAAAGTCCCGCCAATTCCTCCAGTAGATCCAATTGTTCTAGCATTAGCAATGAGAGGAAATTCAGCAGATTTCACGGAAATAGATACCACACGTTCATACACACGAGGAAGATACAGCGTGTATACTCCATTTGTAGGATAAAATGTTGTATCACGATCACCTGAATCTAGATATAGTGTACGTTTCGTGGTAGTAAGTCCTGGATTGGGAGAAGATTTAGAAACCAATGTTCCGGAATAATCATAGACTGTATTCATTTATGTTTTCTTCATAGAATAAAGTAATCCGACGCACGCACCTGCTGCCAATTGGGCTCCGACTAGATATAGTGCATTCTTCTGAGACACTTTTCCAGCCATCCATTTGAATAGGGTTACGGCAGGATTTAGATCAGTTCCTATAGTAGTTGCTACAGCAAAGGCGGCGATAAGATAAGCAGGGCTCTGGCCAAATGCTGCGACGGATACTAAAAGTAAGGTTCCAACAAATTCAGAAACGTACATTTATTGTAGACTCATAAAATAATGAAATACCTTCTCATGAAATGTTTATTGGGATTCGGAGATCGTCTTGAATCTCTTGCAATGTGTATTGATTTTGCTCAGAAAAATAATATGAAATTACGTGTAGATTGGTCAGATCGTGTATGGGGAGATTCATTCTATAATTATTTTTCAATTAATGTTCCTTCTTTTGAGATGGAAGAATTAACTGAAGAGAAAACTGTGTATCCAGAATATTGGAAGGATAAACTGGACCAACCATTGACAGATGAAATATATCAAGCCAATCCTCATCTTGAATTAAATATATTAACTAATTATGATGCAGATATTGTAGTTGCTGTATGCGGAGGAAACAGAACACTATACCCAGATTATACATTCATGGGATTAAAGGTAATTCATCCAAAAATTGTGGATACTATACAACAACGTCAGAGATTATTTAACTTAAAAGATAAATGGTGTATTCACTTGCGAGGAACTGATCGGTTTAAAACAAAAGAATTTCGTGAACGAAGATTTCAAGAATTATTTATTAAATTAGTACATAGAGGATTATTAAGTAATGGAGGTGGTTGTATAGTTATAACTGATGATGCAGAATATGCAAAATTATGGAAGGCTCGTGATAAATCACCTATTTTATCAAAATTATATGATGTAGGCAGTACCGGATTACATTATTCAAAGCCTGAAGATCTTGGAACGACAAAACAAGAATTAAATATTCAACTGTTGATCGATTTTTTCACGATGGCTTCTTCCAAACAGATCTTTTCTACATCTATGGATTCTCGTTTTGCCCTAATGGCAGGAAGATTAAAACCTTTAATTGGAAACATTATCTAAAATGGATGAACGTTTGTACACCCATAAATAAGTAATGCTCTGTCAACGCGGATACCGAATTCTTAAACGTGACGTGAACGCACATCACGTTAAAGGATGTCTCACCGTAAAACCTTATATTCCTTCCGTATTTGTCAAACCTCAATTTGTGAAAAAACATACCCTATTTTCTGAAGATGATGAATACCTTTATGTTCCAAAACATTATGGTATTGAAACTTTCGGACCCTTTCTTAAAACAAACCGAGAAGTTGCCAAAACATCAGATCCTCATTGGTTCTTTAATGGAACCTTGAGAGATGTACAGATTCCTGTTGTGAATTCTTTCTTGAAACCTGAACCTCATGATGGAATTATTTCGTTACAAACCGGTGGAGGTAAAACAATCTGTGCTCTATATATTGCCGCTCAACTAAAAGTACCAACTATTATCCTGGTTCACAATACATTTCTTAAAGATCAATGGGTAGACCGAATTAAAGCCTTTCTTCCTAAAGCCCGAATTGGATTCTTGCAAGGAGATACAGTAGATATCCATAATAAAGATATTATTGTAGCCATGTTGCAATCCGTATCACTCAAAGAATACGGACCTATCTTTGATCATATTGGATTTACTATTGTTGATGAATGTCACCATATTGCTTCAGATTGCTTTTCACGATCAATTCCAAAATTAACATCAAAATATATGCTGGGTCTGTCTGCCACACCTGAACGCAAAGATAAACTGATGTACGTCATTCATTGGCTTCTTGGTCCTCTACTCTACAAATCTAATATTGCTGATAAAGTTGATGATCTAGTTAAAGTTGAATATTATGAATTTGAACCAGAAGATCCAAAGTTCAATGAAGTGATTCTGAATCCATCAGGAGTAATGTTTACATCACTCATGGTGAATAAAGTTGTTGCTTCTGAACAACGAAATAAGTTTCTGATCGAAATCCTAGAAGATGTATACAGAGACCCTCGGAGACGTATTCTGGTCTTGACTGATCGAGTAGAACATACGAAGGCCTTGGTATCCCTGATGTCGGAGAAAATGAAAGCAGATTCTGGGATTTTGGGTAGAGATGTAAAAGCAGAACAGCGTCAAGAAATGATTGATACAAAGAGAATTCTGATTGGAACCTACCAAATGTGTAAAGAAGGATTTGATGTTCCTTCATTGAACACTTTGCTGATGGCAACGTCAAGACCTGATGTAGATCAGATTTTGGGTAGGATCTTGCGAGAAGAAAAAGGAGTCAGAAAAGTTCATCCTCTCATTTTGGATATTGTAGATCCTCCTTTTCGCAGACAATTCCAAGAACGCCTAAATCTCTATAAATCACGCAATTACCTTATTGAAAAAACGAAGATGGAGGACTGATAATCCATTCACGAATTGTTTCCATAATACGGGTAACAACTTCAGAAGACAGATCTGGAACATGATAAAAAACTAGAGGATAACCAGGAACATCTAGTTGGAGACCTTTAAATGGATCAATTTCCATATTTAGTCCAGCAAAAATACGTTGAAGATAATGCATGACTTCACTGTATGACTTATCAGAAATCCAAACATTTCTTGGTAGATTGGCATCAACATATCTGACCAGAAGACCACCATTCATTCTGCGACGGATGGAGATCACATCATCGCGTTCTTTATTATCGCAACGAGATAGACGAATGACAACACTCATTTTTTCTTATTCTTCGTCAAATGCGTAAATGGTTGTGTAATCATTGTAATCACGGACTTCACGATCTCCATAATCACCAAAATCTACTTCTTGAATATTTCCTAGAACGTCTATAGGCTGATCACCATTTTCTACATAATCTCGAATAAAGTTTCCTTCAGGTTTATCCAGCAAAGACTCTTCGTACTCTTGCTCCATTTTCTGATTAAAATCTTGTGCGAATCTGCGACGATCTTCATTGGTCACAATAAATTCAGAAATACCAATATCAACTAACATCTTGACTAATTCACGTTTGGTATCCGTCATTTCACGGTATCGGGCTTTCAATTCATTCTTTTCACGAGTACGTAATTCTAATTCTTCCTTTTCGGCTTTTTCTTTAGATTGAAGAAGCATTTTAAAGACTAAATCCGTCTTAATAGTTTCTAATAATGTCTTCATTGGCGTTGCTGGAATTCCGGATAAGGCTTTAAAGAATACACCTTTTGCTACGTCTCGCATATAAGATGCCGATTCGTATTTTACGTTCAGAGCATCACGCAAAGATGCTATCTTCTTTTTATCGTATGTTGTAGTTGCCAAAATATCAAGAACTCGTGAAGTCAATGAAATAAAAGTATACAAATCTCCTTTCAAAGCATCGGTAAACATTTTAAACTCTTTAGGTAAGCCTAGACCCACATTTTCTTCAATTTCTTTTGCAGATAGTTTACTGAACTTCATGGATACATTCTCAGATTCAATTAATTTCAAATCAGGACTTGGAGGTATTTTTGGATCGAGTTTCAGCAAAGGTTGAGATACTGTGGGAAGACGTTTTGTGATCCAGCGGACCAATTCACGTCCTTCACAATGTCCTAATTCTTCGGATCCTAACGATTTTCCTGGTTCCAGAGATTTAGGTGTTTGTTTAAGAGGGAATGTAATACTATTTAGTTCATCGGCTTCAGGAGGTTCTTCATATCGTTCACGAGCAGATTCCAGAAGACTCTTGAATTTTCCTGCAAAAACTTTTAGGAAAGGAAGAGTTTCATCACGAACCTTTTTGAGATTTGTAATATTTTTAGATAGTTCATTCAGAGCACCGCGTGAAGGAATTTCGGATAACATTTTTTGAGTGATAGCCAATACAGAGTCCAAAACTGGACTAGACTCAGGAGAATCGGAATCACGAGGGTATCCTCCCATTTTAAACGGTTTGTTATTGATCGATCTCTTTGGAATGAGAAACGGTTGATGTACTTGCAGAATAATCACCAAAGCAGGAATACACAGTAAACTTTCAATACGATCTTGATCAGGTTTAGATGCTTTACGAGACTTTAATGCTTTTGTAAGTTCACGCATCAAACTTAATACAGGAATTAATTGAGATTCTTGAGGAAGAAGTTGTAATGTAGCCAGAAGCAAAAATAATCCTGCTTCACCACCATGATTCAAATCAAATACAGATCTCAGTGCATTCAATGAATTGGCAAAATTGGATACAGTTTGTTCAGGAGCATCAGTTCCCAATGATTCGTAAGTAGCAACTAAGTGTCCATTCTCATCATATTCATCAGTAGCCACAGTTACTTCACCAGAAACTTCTTCACCACAGAATTTACATACACGTTTACCTTGTGCTACAGCTGTCCATTCCACATAAAAATTACGAGGATTTTCTTCTAAGTTTCCACGCAAAATAGACATGGTATGTTGACACAAAACAGGAATTCCGTGATCAGAATACTGTTTATTTTCAAGATCTGTATCTCGGACAAGAAGTTCTACAGCATCTGCTTTATCTTGTGGGGTTCTCATCGTATCTTCCAAGATACTCAGAATCGTCTTACGTAATTCAGATTCTTGCAGAGTTTCAACTTTTTCGTATTTGGTAAAATTGATTTCCGAATGTTCTCGAAATTTTTCCAGGAGATGCTTATACTCTTTCTGAATATCGGATTCAGTTGATTCAGACCATCCTAGACGTCCACGAGTTACTGTTAATGATTTTTCTTGCTGAATATGTCCTACCGTCACGCAAGTACCATCTTCAATTTCAATTCCTTCTTTATCTTTTTTGCCGTACCTGTATAATCCAGAATTCAAAAAAGAATCAAAATCAGATGTCAAATGTTGACAAATATCTATAGTGGATTGAGGATGGTGTACAGGTCCTTCAGGTGATCCCAACGCAACTAGACCGTGCTGACTACTTCGTGAAATCAGAAGACGAGGAACGTACAACCCCGCATCTACCTGCAAAGATAACCAATACCGTTCATTCAGGGCATGATGCCAATCAGAATAAGATTTCAATAAGATTTCAGAAGGAGCCTTTTCATCTTGTTTAGGAAATTCTAGATGCTTAATTTCTTTTGGCGAATGTTTTTGATCGGCGGGTGGAAATCTCATTTTCCATAAATTCCAAGGAACTTGGGTAAGTTTCAAGTCATACACTTTTAAGTATTTCAAACCTTCTCCATATGGATCTTCAGTTTTGGGAACCGCATGTTCTAGAATAGATTCGATACCTGGGAATACGTCCAACAAATCAAAATCAGTTTTGTAAAAAGAAGGTTTTTCTGAGTTCAAAAAAGGATGGTCCAATGGATTTGGGATGGGAACTCCACGTTCTCCTAAATAATATCCTTCTACATGTACATCATCAGGATCAGTTAGAGTCAGATCTTCAAGAATGAAAGATCCATCATCTTGAATCACCTTTTTAGAACGGGTAAATCCATCTAATACTTTAATTGGTTTCTCTCCTTCAGAATTTAAAAAATCTCCTACAGTTCGACGTCCATTACCAGAGGATACATAAGGTTTAGGAAGAGAGTTTATCAATCCAGGGTAATAATTGGGTTGACGAATGCGCACAGGTTCGAACAATGGCAGGTACTCTTTGTCTACTGAATAGGCTTTCAATTTAAAGTCTGAATAAACAGGATGGATCCAAGGAACGTTCAAAGATGTTCGATGAGTATTAACCAAATAATCTGTATCTGTAGCCACAATTAATTTATCATAGGCTTTTCGGATTCGATCACGATCATACATGAGGGCTTTCAATTCGAATTTAGTAGGTTTTCCACCTGAAATACTCTTTTCAAAAAAGTCTCGGAGTTGTTCATCTAGTGTATAGAATCGTAACTCTTGAGGCTTAGATACTTCTTCAGAGAAGTCTATTGTTTCCAGAACTTCATAATCTGCTTGTTCAAATTTCAGGATATAGTCCATTATTCTATAGCGCTTTTTCGACGATGTCAGAATATTCGTGAATCTTCTTCTGGACTTCCTTGAGAACTTCTTCAGGTGCCGATTCAGAGATCCATTTCAAAGAAAGATCTTTGAGGAGAGGATGCAAAATATCATAAGATACGAATCCGGTCTTCCCTCCATGATAAATCATTTCTTGGAGCAGGGCCCCTTCGGTATGATCACCACGTTTCAAGTTGACAGAATATACATTCTTCTCTGATTCACGGGAAATGTTTTCAAGACCTTCAGCTACCCACTCATCAATAATTTTGCGGAGATAGACATTAGCCATTTTCAGAAGTTCTTTGGACTTGATCACACCTACACTTTCGACTTGAAAGTCTACCCAATTCGGGCGACCGTGTTCGTCTACGGAATAAGATTTCTGGTAATAAAAGTTATCAAATTCGCGTGGATCTGCTCCTTCCCGTTTAAGAAACTTTTCACGGTCTACCTTTAGACGATCGGGATCTACATGGTACTTATAGGATGCAGTACAAACATGTGATCCTTTCTCTAGATTTAGTTTACATTCTAGATGAATCTCTTCACCCTTGCGAACTTTGATAAACAGCAAGGGTTTATTGAGATCACGATCTTTCATGAGCAAACTTGATGGACCTTTTTCAATCTTGAAATCGTCTGTGGTAATCAGTCGATCCTTATCTGGAACTGGTGTTACGACCAGAGATACGGTTGCGTTCTTGATTGTTTCGGCATCATCTGGTTGAACTGCGACAGGAAGAAGACCCACACGATGTTTAATCATCTCGTGAGGCATCTGTGTCGTGTTAACCAAAATTTCAATAGCTGAAAGTACAACCTGAGGCAGATAGTTACCTACCAAAATACGTCTCAGAGCATTGATGAACGTCAAGGGAAAATGCTGGAATTCAACGTCCAGCATGAAGGGAGTATTTTTCTTCACAGTTAGAGATGCCATTTTTCTTTGTCTTTGTCACGTTCTTGTTTATTTCCGTTTTTTCAGTACAAGAAGCAAAATGTCTCAACCGTACCTCTTTTATAGTGAACGATGTCCTCACAGCAAACAAATTATGGAAACCTTAAAGGCCCTGAATAAATCTTCCCTATACAAGTTTATTCTGGTGGAAACTCTCCCTCGCCATCAGATCCCTGAGTTCTTAAAAAAGGTTCCTACTTTGTATAATCCTGAATCTAAAGAGGTCATCGTCGGCAAGGACATCTTTGGATACATTGGAAAACCTACTAATTCTAGATCTGAATTACCGACTAAGGGACAGCAACAAGTTACGGGAGATATCAGTGCTTGGGGATTTGAAGGTCGCAGTTCTTTGACGGAAGCATTTTCTGATTGGAATACTCCTACAGCGCACGGATCTGAAGGCAATAGTATGTATACCTTTTTGGGTGGACCTGCACCTTCAGGTCCTGCTGAATCTAAACCTGAAAATACTTTGAATAAAGGTGTATCTGATGTAACCCAACGTATGCAAGCCATGGAAGAACAAAGAAAGAAAGAATTTGGAGGAGTTCAGAGGAAATAGGTTAGCGACATGTAGGACATAGACCTGGTTTATTAACTGTGCCAGACTGGCAACCGCATAAAGAATTGACGGTTGTTGCAGGAATATCCCTTGAAAATCCGGTTGTACTATTATACACTTCAGATTTGGATAGGTAACTACCAGCTCGCAGAGCAACTAATAGAGTACGATCAGATGCTACATTACGAATTCGAGATGAACCGGTTTGACGAATAGATCGAACTGAACCAACATTTAAGTTTCCTTGAATTTGTGCTCCTCTATTAGTAAATACAGGGATTGAATCATTATTTAAGTTAGATCGAAGCCCTAGAAACTTCTTATTACGAATCCATTCGCCAGTAGATAGCATTTATCTTTACCTGTGGTAAGAATTTTACCCGCGGTTCTAATTTTAATGGAATACATCTAGTTAAAATAATAATGTCCCGTAAAGTCTTTTTGGACGCTTTTTTTAATCAGTTTATTTCCTTTCTTGGAGAGTTGAAAGGTATGTACCCTGAAGATCCAGATTTTCCTAATTTTGTGACTGCAATAACATTGATTCGAAATACCAATCCAATGTTAGCAGTAAATTATATTAAATCTGAAGTCATTGACCCGTTTCAAGAAAAGATTGCAGCACGCGATGAATCTTTCTTTATGGATCAAGATTATACCCAAAAGAATGCAGATATTGATGTGATTCATAAACTGAAAGAGTATGTGAAAGGAATGTCTCCTGCTTCAAAAGAAGTTGTCTGGCAATACATTGAACTCTTGATGAAATTGACTCTAAAAATCATGGAGAATTAAATCCGTAGAGTTCATTAGGTGTCAGGCTTTTCAGTTCGCTAATTGCTTTTTCCATAGTCTTAAAATTACGAAACAGAATCTGATTGACTTCAGCAGGTGACCAACGTTCGTTCAAAGATTCATCAAGTTCCTGCTCAAGTTTCTGATCATAAAATGATTCAATCATTTCACGTAGAATTACCACCGAACATTTACGAAAATGAATGATCATATCAATTCTACCTGGTCTGATCAAAGCAGAATCGATTCGTTCCGGAAAATTAGTGGAAATCGCAATAATTCGGCCACTAGATTCCAAGGTACCATCCAATAAGTTCAATAAAAAGGAAAGATCAATTGGATTTTCTTCTTCTTGAATGATGTTACCTAGTTCATCCATTTTAATTTTCTTTTCTTGCGGCTTTTTCAATTCACGACGCAAAACAATATCTCCCATAGCATCAATATCTTCAATGACATACATACGTTCATTCACAGGAATCGTGTACCTCTCAGATTTTCCACCATCCATAACATTGATTTCATCATTAAAAAATAGATGATTCAACTGTTCTTTAGATTTGATTTCGGATAGGTGCAAATTAATGATATGACGTTTACCGACATTGGCAATAGCCTTCATTGTTGATGTTTTTCCACAACCGGGTGAACCGTGAAACATGAATCCCAGAGTATGAGGAATACCTTTTGCATCATACCAATCCTTTCTCTCCAAAAAGAATTCAGTATGATTCCGAACATCTTCCTTTTGTTCGAAAAAAACATTATCAAAGGTTCGTGATGTTGTAAATTTATGCTTTTGGAATACGATATGGCTAGATGGCAAAGGATTACGAATACCGGGTTTCTTTTGATCAACCATCATATCAAAAAAGAACTTTTGAGTTCCCAGTTTATTTGCCATATGACGATCATATCCTAGGCAACAAGATTCAACATATTGCTGGAGATATAGATTCTCATGTTCAAAGCAAAATAGTTTAAATTTAAGAAGTTCAATCATTCCATTCGTGTATGAAACAGACACCAATTGAAAATAAAGATCCGTATCAATCAAAATAGGTTCAAATTCATGAGGAATGTAATCGTGATGAGTGATGGATAACAGATTCCTGATTTTAGGAAGTTTGGATACAGAATGAATTACAGCATCCATTCGGTTCTGGAACATGGTATTTCCTTTCTTATCTTCCTTTTCACGTTCAAATGTAATAACTGCTTGGATTTGTTTATCTGGTGGTGGAGGATCTCGCTGAGCACGTCTACAACATTGGAAAGAAGCCGGCAAAAACATAAAAACCTTTTCAGCAAAGGATGGTATCAGAGGAATTACTTTTTCCGCCAATGTGACACCCAAAAAGGCTTTCAAACTTCCTGATCCACTCAGAACCATCTGAGTTTTTATCAGATCTACCATCTGTCCATTCATTTGCTCATTCTAGTATTTTAACGTTTAATACACATGTCAATAGTCTGGATATTTTGCTGTAGAGGTTTAGTACGTTTTAGACGCAAAGACTCAGATGCTTTATCAATAACTTCATTTGCCAAAGAAACGTACTTCTTGACATCTCTCAGAGGACCTTGAATATTCATCGAAGGAAATACAGTTCTAATAGGAGGCATTTCACATCCAATCAGATCATTAGGCCCAGACAAATATTCACGATATTGTTTGATATCCAGGACTCCACCAAACATTCGGAGCAAAGTGCGTGGAGGTGCTGGACTTATAAGGTAATCAGGGTAGAGAGAACCGTACAATTTAATGAGGAGTGCATGTCTATTCCATCGTTGTGTATCCGAAACAGTTGAATCGGAATACAAATGTGCCAAACAACATTCAGGAGAACAAAAGTTTCCTTCGCATGTGTACAAATCTTTATAGGTGTTATAGGAAACTGGAGATTTGAATTGGAATCCATCAAATTGATGACAGCACCAAAAACAAGCCGTATATTCAGAGTATACCTTCTCTGCAAAGATTTGTTCCAACATAGGTTTCAGAATAGAGTTCGAAAACCGTTCCTCTCCTTGCCGAACAGCGTTATCTAGAATCTCTGAGTAACTAGTTGTCTGTCCTACAGGAAGAATCTGTTCTTCTTGATCGGAAATTTTTAAAAAGAAAACAACTGGAGTTTCAGCGATTGGCACAACTTTTTTGCGAGGAGGCATTTTACTTTTTAAAGTGTGTTCTGGTAAAATCCAAAATGGATTTACTTGGTTGTAGCCTTGATCTAAGTATTTACGATGGACCGTTACCAAAAGCATACGCATCGCGAGCATATCTACAATCTTCCTGATACCTATATCGGAAGTATTGAGACGGCTCCCGAGGAACAGTATGTGGTTTCAGGTTCATCATTCATCCAGAAGACGGTTTCGTTTAATCCTGGATTCTATAAATTGGTAGATGAACTTTTGGTGAATGCGCATGATCATGTTGTGCGTCTTCAGCAACGAAAGTCTTCCAATCCTGTGAAAAATATTTGGGTAACCGTAGATTCACAGACTCTGACTATTAAAAATGACGGAGAAGCAATTGATGTAGAACAACATCCCCAGCACGGATGGATTCCCCAAATGATCTTTGGAGAACTGCTGACCTCAACGAATTACGACAAAGATGAAAAGAAACTTGTAGGCGGAAAGAATGGATACGGTGTAAAACTCGTGAACATCTTTGCAAAAAGCCTGGATGTTACTATTGTAGATTCTCAGCGTGAACTGAGATACGCACAGACCTTTGAAGATAATATGACCAAGATCGGGAAACCGGTAATCACAAAATCTAAAAACAAATCTTTCGTTCAACTTATGTGGACTCCCGACTTTCAAAAGTTTGGGATGGCCTGTATTCCTGAAGGAATGATTCAAGTTATTCAGAGACGTGTTTACGATCTAGCAATGACTGCTGGACGTGATGTAAAAGTACACTGGAACACTGAACATATCAAGTTCAAAGATCTGGGCGCTTACGCTTCCTGGTATATTCCTGAAACAAAATTGATTCTGGACACTCCTCAGGAGCGCTGGAACATTGCAGTCTCAGATTCTCCGCAAGATAAGGCCATGACAATTTCATTTGTCAATGGTATTTGGACTCGGTCTGGTAAACACGTTGATGAAATTGTGTCCCAGATTGTATCCTTTATTGTCGGACACATTGAAACCAAAAAGAAGATGAAAGTGAAACCAGCCATGGTTCGCGATATGCTTGCAGTGTTCATTCATTGTTCCGTAGAAAATCCGGCGTTCTCATCACAAACTAAAGAGGTTTTGACTTCTAAAGTATCGTGTAAACTGAGCCCTGAATTTCTCAAGAAACTGTTGAAACTAGATCTAGTTGAAAAAGTTATGGAAGAGCAGGATCGCAAAGATCAAAAGGATCAGAAGAAAACAGATGGACGTAAAGTCTCTAAAGTTGTCATTCCTAAACTGGATGATGCTTCATTGGCCGGAACTCAAAAAAGTCATGAGTGTACTCTAATTCTTACAGAAGGAGATTCAGCCAAATCTATGGCTGTTTCCGGTCTGACACAAGAACAGAGAGCACGATTCGGTGTCTTTCCTTTGCGAGGTAAACTTCTCAACGTGAAAGATACATCAGCTCGTAAAGTTGAACAGACAGAGGAAGTAGCAAACCTCAAAAAGATTCTGGGTCTCGAATCCGGAAAGAAATACGCAGATACGAAATCATTGCGTTACGGACGTATTCTGATCATGACAGATCAGGATTATGACGGTTCCCATATTCGCGGACTTCTGATCAATCTGTTCCACGAACTGTGGCACGATCTGATCCAGATTCCAGGGTTTATCACCTATATGGCAACTCCAATTGTTAAAGCAACCAAGTCCTCCAAGATTCTGTCCTTCTTCACTCAATATGAATACGAAGAATGGAAGAAACAGAATTCTGGATGGAATGTCAAATATTATAAAGGGTTAGGTACGTCTACTCCTGCAGAAGCACGCGAATATTTCAAATCCATGAATGTGGTGAAGTATACGTATGCCGACAAAAAAGATGATGCGTCAATTGAATTGGCCTTCAACAAATCCATGGCCGATCAACGTAAAGTTTGGCTATCTGGCCATCTAGAATCTAATATTCTGACTTCCGCAACAGAAGTCAGTTACTCTGATTTCGTAGACAAAGATCTGATCCACTTTTCCAATTACAATTTGGAACGATCAATTCCTAATATGATGGATGGCCTGAAAACGTCTCAGCGGAAAATTCTGTTTTCTGCATTCAAGAGAAATTTGAAATCAGAGATCAGAGTAGCACAGTTTGCAGGATATGTCTCAGAACATTCTGGGTACCATCATGGCGAGGCTTCATTGAATGATACGATTGTAGGTATGGCCCAAGACTTTGTAGGATCTAATAATCTTCCATGGTTTGTCCCGCAAGGACAGTTTGGGACACGACTGCAAGGTGGTAAAGATTCCGCCTCGCCTCGTTACATTCATACACATCTACAAAAACATGTTGCGAATTTGGTTCCCCAAGAAGATTTGGGGTGCCTTCAGTATCGTGAAGATGATGGACTGCCTGTAGAACCGTATTGGTATGCTCCGGTAATCCCTATGCTTCTCGTAAACGGAGCACGTGGAATTGGTACTGGGTATTCAACCTTTATTCCTCCATGTAATCCTACTGTTCTTGTAGCCGGATTGAAGTCTTGGCTGCAGAAAAAATCTTCTTTGGATGATATTCATCTGGAACCTTGGTATGCTGGTTTCCGTGGCACTGTTAAAGATTTGACAGTTTCCGGATGCTGGACTGTAAAAGGTGACACGATGGAAATTACGGAATTGCCTGTGGAAACATGGACATCCGATTACAAAGAATGGCTAGATACGCAAGAAGAACTTGGTATTATCGCAGGGTACACAAATGTATCTACAGACACTCAAGTCAATTTCAAGATTAAGTTGACTGGTAACCCCGATCACCTAAAAGTCTTGGAGAAGTCTTTGTCTTACAAACTCAAACTCACCAATATGCACGCATTCAATTCTAGATGCCAAATTCAAAAGTATGATTCCTTTACCGAAATCCTGAAAGAGTTTTCAGGCGTTCGTCTAGATTTGTACGCCCGACGCAAGAACTATCAACTTAAACAAATGAATGAGAAACTGCCCTATCATGAAAATGTGGTCAGATTTATTACTCAACAATGCTTTGATATGCCTATCCCGGATTTGAAACGCAAGACGCAAGAAGAATGTGTGGCGTTGTTGGAAGCACAGAAGTTTGTGAGTATAGATGGATATGATTATCTGCTAGATCTACCCTTTCGTAGTTTGACAAAACAAACTGCCCAAAAACACCGAGATGCACTGGAAACACTCCGCACAAATATTAAAACGTTGGAATCAAAAACCCCAGAAGATCTGTGGTTGTCTGACTTAGAGTTATTTGGAAAGAGTAAATAAATGCAAAAGACCTATCTAGATTTATTAGCTGAACAAGATTCAGAAGCAAGAACAGAGTATGTCAACCCGAAAGATCTTCTGGTTGAACATAATGTTTTTGATCAGGATATTGAAGCAGAAGATCATCATGAAGATGAACTTGAAGATCAAGAAGCCTTTCAAAAGTTTGGCGGTTCTCATCAAGAAGCATCCTACGGTGGACCCCAAAAACCGTCAACGACAACACACAAAACTGCTGTGGATTATGATAAGGCTGTACAAGTTCATGTGATCAGTGTAGATTCTCGATTCAGAACAAATCGTTTGGATGCTAATTTTGATTTTTTATACAAGTTAGTGAATCAAGTAAAAAATGTTGTTTCGGTTCGTGTTTCATCTATTGAGATTCCCAATACATGGTACACATTTTCTCAATATACTGGAAATACATCGTTTGGTGTAACCGTTTTATCGAATAATATTTTAGGCGGTTCTCCAACTGAATTGCCTTTTACGGTAACAATTCCTGAAGGTAATTATTCTTTGGATGTAAACTTAGATAACTGTTTACAAACTACACTTGCGAACGCCTTAAATAGAGCAGTGCCTGGACGTAATTTTACGGTTACATTGAACAGTATTTCAGGATTATTGACTATCAGTTCTCCATATGAATTTTCTCTAGATTTTTCTCAAGGTATTTTTGCTGGACGATCAGATAATTGGGGATTGGGGTATAATTTAGGATTCAGAGATTCAGATTTCTTACCTCCACCCGCAAATGATCCAACTCAGAGAATAACTCCTGATGTGACAAGTATTACTGCATCTACATTACCTGATGTCCTGGGTCCTAATTATATTTTTCTTTCATTAAATCCAGATTGGAGAACTGTTGAACATACTCATCCTGATCACAATAATGCTGCAGCATTTGCTAAAATTATTGTTGATGTGAATAAAAA